TTCGATATCATGACTTGGGAATCTTAACAAACCTCCCTCAAAATCTTCATTTAAATACAAGAATGCAGCGTATCTGCTTCTTTCAAATGGTCCAGTATTTCCATGTTCATCTGTATTGTCTGAGTGTAGTCGTGCATATGCTCCTGGCTCCCACTTTTGTGTATGGTAACCAATCTGAACAACCTTTTCTCTAGGAATTTCATGGACAGAAGCAACTGCATCAATTATTCCACTTTTAACATCAGAAAAAAAGTTTGATGATAACCCAAACTCTTCTAGTTCTGCATCTCCGTCTTGTGGCAAAACAGAAGAATATGATTCATAAAAAGATATTGGTGTCCAACTAATCTTCTCGTTAGCAGCCTGTGCATCTAAAACTTGAATTGCCTGTTTGCACTCTTCTTCACTTAAAAAGTTTTCAAAAAGAATAATATCTTCTGTTAGCCTTACTTTATTATCTAGGTTCATCTTATCCTTCTTTCATTTTGTGCACTAAATCTGTTTGGATGTTCAGATCTAAACTTTTCCATTATTTCTGGCTGCATGCTTTGCCATACTTCTTTGCCAAACTCTTCTTCTTTTTCAAACCATTCATCATCACCAACAGAATATTTCATCCAGTACATTCTAGAAAGATACTTATTTTCTCCCTTTGCAGGCATTACGCCATGAATGTAAACAGATCCATTTTTTGTTAATATGTCTGGGTGACCTGATGGGAAAACCAAAAAATCTCCTGCCTCTGGCTTATACATAAAGGCTTCACCATCTACAATAAAGTCAATCTCTCCGCCTTCATAGTCATCATTAAAATAGGCAAGTGCCGTAACTGCAAACTTATATCCTGGGCTTACTATTGGCTCTCTAATATAGTCAGAGTGGTATGTCATTGCAACCTCACCCTCTATATCTGTTCTATATCTTGCTATTGATGGACCATTAAACACCCAGTCTTGTGTTTTAGTTCCATCTTTTGCTACGACCAATCTATCTTGATCAAAATCAATACCCCTCTTGGAAATATAATCTCCTGTTACTGTATAAAAACCTTTAAACAGTTCAAGAATTGCCCTTTTTTGACTTTCCTGTTTTTCTGTTTTAGTTTCTATTTTTTCAATAGACTCAATATCTAGTCTATGTGGTAAACCTTTGAATGTTGGATTTAGATACTCTCCAAAAATACTCCACTGTGTCCATGGGCTAAATAAATCTTCTTCTTCACCAACAGAATTTTTTAATGCATTATAAGTATCTAAGATATCACTAAAAGCATTTTTGTATACAACTATATTAGGGTATATCTCAATTGATTCTATAGAGTTTTCTGTCATGGCTGTTTTTCCCCAGTGTGCTTTGTAATCTCCCAGAAAAATGGGCAGGTGTATCTAATACCACTCTTAATCTCTGTTACTCCGTGGATGTAGTTTTTGTCCCCTGGGAAAAAATATGCTGCACCCTTTTTAGGTTTAAACTGAACTCCTTGCAGGGGAAAGTATAACTCTCCACCTTCATAGTCGTCATTTAAATAAAACAAACTGGAAAGATCATAGTTAGGAAAATCGTTTGGTGTTCCAGCATCTGGACCTTCATGTAGTTCTTTATCTGCGTGTGGATTCTGGAACTGTCCAGGTAGCCATTTAACAATTGTTGTACCAGTAGGGATGACTTCTACCTTATAAAACTCTTCGACAATTGGCTTTAGTCTTTGAAAAAGACCAGCAACTATTGGAGATATTTTAGGATCATTTTTATCTAAAGTTGGCTGAGTGGCTACTCTGTCTTTCCAATAATTTGAGTCATACACAACTGTTCCATTTTCATTTACATGGCTCTCAGTTACATCCCAAATTGTTAAAGATTTTGCAGCCTTCTCTAAAAAGTCAATTTCTTCTTGTGTCATAAAATTTTCTAGTTCAACAATCATTTCTGGACCATTACCAAAAAATCCAGACGGGGTGAGTGATGGGGTTCTCTTTACGACTACTGCTTCTTGATTATTGTTCATCATAACATTATATCTCTTTTTTCTCTAGTCTGTGACCGTTTTGGCCGATGTGTTATCTATGACAGAAAGTTTTAATGTTTTTGCCTCATGTCTTCCAACAGTTTCATTTTTTTCATTAACTGCATCTCTATACCAGTCTGTCCACTGTCCAGCCTGATTAATCTTTTGGGCTGCTTCGCCATATTCTCTATTTGCTTTTTCACGAACACGATCTCTATCTATATAATCATTAATAACAATTTCGGTGTTGTTCATCATTGTAAGAGATACTGGAATTATTGTAGCAAGTACGGTACCTGCTTTTATAGTAACTTCCTTATTTGCAACTCTGGCCTTAATTGCAAGTGGAAGTGGGTTAGGATAAAATGATGTGCTAACTACAGAAGACATGGTTTCGAAATCTTCATTAAAAAAGTTTACTGGGTTTATTGTTAACAAACTAATATTTTCATCAGACCTAAAAACTAGACCAGTACTAAAACTTATTGTTGATTGTCCACGACCTGTATACATGTATTGCTTTTCATCTAGGATCTTTACATTTTCTGAACTTGTATCATTTATTCCGTTCCAAATAAACCTAATGTCTTCTTCACAAGAAAGACTCCATCCAACCATATTTGCTTGGGTAACAGGAAAACACCTATAGGCATGTCCTTGCGGAGTTACGTCCATCCACTCTCTTTTAATAGACATTGGAGAAACAACAATGGGAGACCCATTCATTTTTTCAACGGATAAATTAATCATTTTGAATCTGGATGTCCCAACTTATTTATATCTGTCATTACTACAACACAATACTTTGTTCCAGACTTCATGGGAAGCGACGCATGCTCATAAATATAGTTTGATGGAAATACTGCTATATCTCCAACCCTTGGTACGTGAGTATAGTTATCTAGTCTTGGAAATCTGATTTCTCCGCCTTCATAATCATCGTTAATATATATAACGGCAGAAACTGTACAATTGTATGCTGGGCCATGGTCTGCATGAATGTTGAAGTGTGTTCCTTCTCCTTCATACTTAACAAAATTAAATGCTTCATAATAAACAACATTAATGCCCCAGTATCTGGCATAATCATCTATACAAAGTTTTAACTTTTCATATACCTCTTGATGCAAATCGATAAGTTCGGCATTGTTTTCGTTTCTTGGACCTAAGTTTTCTGGCTTATATTTAAAGTCTACACAATCTCTTGCTCTTTTAATTGGGGTTGGAGAGTTTGTAACAGTAGCATCAGACCACTTATATGTTTTGTTTTCACTTAAGTTTGATTCAAGGGTATTGATATATCTTTTAGCATCTTCAGTTGAAAATGTATTTCTGTATATGTTTAAACCAATACCTGGGTTTTCAACAGTAATGTTATTTCCCAGAGATCTAATAACTCTAGTAGACACTGTTTCTGATCGATCTTTTGTAAACCACTCATTATTGTTTTCATCATAGGCATGCATTATTCATATCTCCTTGGTTCCCATACTTGATTTTTATATACTCCACCATCTGGAACTCTATACTTCATAGAGTTTTCATAATTTTTGGTAGGAATTTTAGACGGATCTTCTATTTTAATTTCCGACTTCCAGTCCTCTCTTTTAAAAGGTATTAGTTGTGCGTAAGGTGTTCCTTCTGGAATAACCCCCTCAAAACCTTTTACTAAAAAGAAAGGCATTGAGCCAGGCAAATGAACCTTGTCATTATCAATAATTCCAGAGGTAGTCAAGAACGGCAACTCGTATCTATTAAAAGGCTGTGAGTACAAAATGCTATATCCTGGAGGGGTTTTTATTTCCCACTCTGAAAACCAAGCAAAATGATTTTCATAATATCCCTTTGGATGCTCAAACTGTGGCATTTTTTGTCTTGGAACACAAAAGTCTTTATACCTTGCATCAGCAATTGTAATTGCCATAGTGTTTTCACTTCTTTGAACAAAAGTTATATCGCAAGGAGTTCTTAGTGTATACCCTGTACCCATAACATCAAATATTGCTGGACATGCCTTCCATGTTGGAACTTTTCCTCCAACGTTTGGATCTTTCCAATATTCCCCATCTTCTTTTTTAGCAAACCTATCTGCTTTTCTATACCAGTCTGGTATTGTTTTAATTATTGGGCTTGGCAAATTACCATCTTCTGCCGTAATCCAAGGTTTGTTTGATGTAAAGGTTATTGTATTTGTCATGATCCAGTTTCTTGATAAAACTCTGGCTTATGATATTTATCACTATAGTCAAGCATAGTAACCAAAGAATATTTAGTTCCACTATCAACTGGCATTGCTCTATGCGAATACATATAGGTTGATGGGAAGATAACTACATCTCCAGCAACTGGGGTATAAAGAATGTCTTGATGCTGGAAGTGAAGACCTCCACCCTCATAGTTGTCATTGATGTATCCAACTAAAGAAACTGTACAGTTATATGAAAATCCATGGTCGTGATGGTATTGGAAGTGATCTCCCTTTTCATATTTAATAAAGTTAAAGGCTTCCCAATATCTTAGATTATGAATATTAAATTTAGCACAATAATGATCTACGACTTCCTTTTGTCTTGTATAGCAGTCGTCCCAAATATCAGCAAGTTGCTTATACTCTTCTGTTCCATCATCATAAAGATCACTCTTCTTATACTTAAAATCTACGCAATCTCTGTAGTCTGGCATCAACTCTTGATACCCTACGTATGCTGGCTGCCAGGCATATCTGACTGGATTGCCATCAATAATATTTTCATTTCCACCTAAAACATTTTCTAGTCTTTCTGGAATATTCAAATCTCTTGGCAGCACATTGCTATAAACAACTATTCCGCTTCCAAGGTCTTTAAATGTAATGCCTTTTGCTTGCAAAGAATTCATCTTTTCCCCCTTTTTTTAATTATATCACAAACTATATTCTATGTCAGAAATCCACATAGGAACGCTATATCTTACAGAATTAATGCTGTCTACACGGTGTGCAAACTGGTTATCAAAATCAATATCATGTGAAGGGAAAATGATTAAACTATTAGATACTGGTGTGTAACTATGTTCCAAAAATGGAAATTGTAATATTCCATCATCTTTTAATGTAGTTAGATATAGTACTGCACTATACCTAAACTGTACGTTTATCCACCCATCATGGTCTAAATGCATTGGTACTATTGATCCAGGAAGATGCTTAGAAAGCCACATATTGGATACTTTAAGATTTTTTTCATTATACAATTCAGAAACTGTATTATTAACTTTAGGGAAAATGTTATCTTTAAATATACTAGATAAATCCTTTAACAGTGATAAATCTTCGTTTGAGTCTTGCCAACAAAAATCTTTACCAAATCTTATAGCAAATCTTTTATCATTTTGATCTGATGCAAATATTTCTTGATTGTTATCAATAAAATCAACTATTAATTTATTGGTATCATCATCAATAAAGTTTTCAATTACATTAATATGTTTCAAGAAAATACTCCCTTTTTTTAATTATATCACAGTGCCTTAAATCTTTACTATTCATACAAAGAATATTCTTTTGGCGCTGCCCAAAGAGCAATACTATATCTTGGACTTTTTATTTCTTTTACCTCATGCATAAACTGATAATCAAAGTCTATAGATTTTGATGGGAAAAGCAACAACTCGCCAGCAACTGGGGTGTAGGTAAAATTAATAAAGGGGAATTCTATAACTCCGTCATCCTGAAGAGATGTTAAGTATAGAACGGCACTATGAGAAAAGTGAGTATTTTCACCCTCATCTGTGTCTTCGTGCATGGCCACTTTAGATCCTGGCTCATGCTTTGATATCCAAAAACTAGAAATTACTAGATCTTCATTATAAAACTCTTTTATTTTTTTTAACATATTGTTAAAAATTTTTGTCTCAAGTGTCTCTATAATTTCAGAAAGTGGTGTTAAGTCTTTCTTGCAGTCTTCCCAAAAATTATCGTGCCCAAATCTCCATACATATCTTTTATTATCTTGATATACCACAAACTTTTGTATATTGTTATCTATAAAAGATATCAACTTGTCAACGTCTTCAGGCTCAATAAAGTTTTTAACCACATTGATATGATTCAATACACACCCCCTACATTGAAACTATTATCGTCTAGTTGCGTTGAATGGGAACCAAGGTGGAGTAAATCCTGGGAAGAACGGTGGGAAGAACGGGAAGAACGGTGGGAAGAACGGGAAGAACGGTGGGAAGAAAGGGAATAAGGGGAAGAATGGTGGGAAAAATGGGAAAAATGGAGGGA